TTTCCCTACACGACGCTCTTCCGATCTTCATCAGTATCCGTAAGCGCGAAGCCGCGCGGCGGACGGCCGTGCCGCCGGCGTTCCGTTCAAGGTGAGCTTGACCCGGCCGCCATTCGGCGCGGAGAACCCGCCAAGGGCCGATTGTGGTTCCGTCCAGCCGCCTCCAAGCACCCGAGTCTTTTCCGCCGGCACCTCCTGCCAGTTCTCATCGCCGGCATCGACATAAAGCGTGATATTCGCGCCGGCCGGGAGAAGCTGGTCGAAGAGGGCGCGGAAGCCGACCGCGCCGTCGATCGCGAAGTGACGCGAAACATAGTCGGCCTGCTCCTGCACCTGACCGCCGGCGATCAGGGTGCCGGGCCAAAGCGCCGGCGCCAGATAGGTGTTGCCGGAAAGCACTGCCCGGAGCTTGATGGTCTCCGAAACGTATTCGTTGAACTCGACGGCCTGACCCGGCGCGAGTTTGATGACGTCTCCGTTGGCCCGTTCAAGTTCATAGCGGAACGTTGTTTCGACGGAGGGCAGCTCCACGGTTCCGCGCACGATCAGGTCGGTGATCGCCTCGACCGCGCCTTCGTAAAGCTCGACCGTCTTTTCCGTGGGGTCGAAACGCGCCGCGACGATCTCGATCTTCGGATCCTTGTCGTGATGGGGAACCCATTCGGTGCGGTTCGAACCGGAGTAAAGCACACCGTTGGTATAGGGCTGAGAGGCGACAAGCTGCTGGGTTTCGGGGACCACTTCGCCAAGCGTCGCGATCTTGATGGCGTGATCCGCATCGTCGGTCATGATGACGACGCAGATCTTTTCGGAGGCGCTGGTGAACACGGGAAAGCGCCAACGCGGGCTCAAGATATCTCCCGGCTGGACACCGACCATCGATACGAAGCAATCCGCGAGCACTTCGTTGGTCGGGTATCCGTTCAGCGTTCTGGCGAGCTGGCAGCGCAGCCCGTTGGTCTCGTCGCCCACGGCCGCGACTTCGATATTGAAGCCCAGATTTGAACAGTCAAACGGCGGCACGAATGTCCAGGCGAGCGGATCGACACTGTTCTCGGCTCCTCTTGGCCCACGAGTATCGGTAAACTCTTGCCCTCTGATGAGGGTGGCGCTTGTCGTGCGGGAAACAACTCCTGTGTTTGGCTGGACTGGCGCCGGGGCGGACACAGTCACTAAGTTGACCTCGCGCATGACTTCAGTGGTGATTTCACCCGCACCGCTAAAAGTCGCCTGGGCAAAACTATCCGCCGCGCCGACCGCATCAACGGATTGCGTTCCCACCGGCACACCCGCCGGTATGGTGAAGGTACCCATGACCGTTCCAACCGCGTCGGCGACAAGCGGCCCCGCCGGTGTCACATCCTCACCGCCAAATGCCAGGCTCGCCAGTTCCTCATTCGGCGCAAAGCCCTCGATCAAAAAGTCGATATCGATCTGACGCAGGAACTCCGCTTCCCGCGTCGTCTGATCGACTTCCTCGGTAATCGTCGTCCGTCCGGGCGACTGGCCGGGGGCCGCGGCGAATTCTCGGGTGACCGGAGACGTCCATTGCGTTTCCGTTTCCGTCCAGAAATCGTTGTTCGGGTTGATCAGAAGGGCGCCCGGCATCGGGTTGTGATTGGCATAGGGGTTGACCTTCATGCTCCCGGTCGCCAGCGGCTGGGAGATGATGACTTCCTCGGTATAATCGAGCGTTTCGAAGCCGCCGACCGATTGCACGAACACTTCATAGACGGGCAACTGAAGCACGCCCTGGTTGGCTGAAGCGGTCTGGACGACGCCGCTGTCGCGGTAAAAGTCGCTCAGGAAGTTGTCGGTGAAGATCCCGTCCGCCGAGATCGCCGCGCTGTCGGGCACCGATTGTTCCATCAGGGTCCGGTTGAGCTGATCGGCCACTTTCAAGAGCAGATCGAAATGCGCCCACATGACTTCGTAGGTCGGTACGAAGATCCCGTTATTGACGATCCCCGGAGCGCCGTCCCACGTATTGTGGACTTCCGCGACCTTCAAATGACCCTTGGGCTCTTTGGGAGGGAGGGCGCCCTTGCGGGCCGATATGCCTTTGACGACGGTCGGCAGACCGTTGATGTCAAAACAGATGAGGTCCTTGCGCGGGACTTTGGAATTGTATGTCAGAAGAACCGTTTCATCGGTGACGCCACCGCTTAAGGTCACCGTTGTGTAATCGAAGGCATCCGGCGCAACCTGCTTGAAATAAAGATAGGTGACCACATAGGTTTCGCCGGAGGCCGGTTCGTCGCCGGCCGGAGCCCAGGACACGTCGTCGCCGGCGAGCTGGTAGGTTGCCGGATCGAGCGGGGTGCCGCCCTGGGTGATGCTCTCGATCCGGATGACCGATCCGTTGGAAAGCTCATCGAGCCCGTTGGGCACGGCTCCGCGCACGACGTTCTCCGAAACGCGCATGGTCACCACGGCGGAAACAACGTTGGCGATCGGGCCGCGATCGACGGTCAGGACCGCCGTGCCGCTGCCGCCATCGGTGAAGGTGTGCGTCTCGGCCGAGACCAGCTCGAGCTCGGGATCCTCGGCATGCTTGAGCGTGTAGGCGGCTGTTCTGGTCCGCCGCCAGCCTTGAATGTTGGCTTCGCCGGCGGCAATGGAAAAGACCTGGTTGCCGTCATCGTCGCTGCCGCGCGCGCTGACCTCGCAGCCCGAGACGATATAGGGGCCACGGACACGGTCATAGAGCGCGATCGTGCCAAGGACACCGTCCAGCGCCGGCGGTTCCGTCTGATCGACCACCGTCCCGTCGCGGACCTGATAGACCTGCACGAAGGATCCTTCTCCGCCGGCGTTGAGCAGGGCCCATTCAAGGGTTTCGTTGGTGCGGTAGGCGCTGACCTCGTTCTCCGCGTCCGTGCCGGGTTTGAGGCCGGAAAGCAGCGGATCCTGTTCATGGTTGATGTGGGTTGTCACCTTCCGGACACCGACGATCACGTCGCCGGCGATGGCGACGGTGTCGAAGGTCTTCGCCGCAACGGAGAGCACGTTGCCGTCGACATAGAGTTTTCCCGCCTGAAGGATGAAGCTCGCGGTGACCGGATCAGCGTCCGGATCTTCCGGGTCTATGTCGAGTGCGATCTTGATTTCCGCGCCGCTCACCCGGTTGCCGTTCGATGCGACCAGGTTGCCGATCGCCTGTGAACGCCGGCGGGCAAGCCCCTGCAATTCGTTGAGATCCGCGCCCTGGATAAATGTATCTTCGGGAAAGAGGATCCCGGTGCGTTCCGCCGGCGCATCGGGTGTGCGGTCATAGACGGCCGGCAGGTTCGGATGTTCATGGGCCATTTAAAACCTCATTAAAAGCTGGACGTGCTCGCGCACGGTTTCGCCGAAGACAATGGAAATGGGCTGCGAGGCGATCTCGATACCGCCGGTCAGGCCGGCCGGGTCCAGCCAAAGCTTTCCGGGGCGGTCCGGATCGGCGGGCGTGGCGTCGAAGAGCACCGAGACGCTTGCGGCCTCCGATCCGTATCCGTCGCCGAAACCGGTGCGCGCGAACACATGAACACCGATCGGGTTTTCAAGGTCCGGCGTTAAGAAGTCCGTTCCGAACGGATAGCCTTCAAGCCCAACCTTGACGCCCCGGCAAACGGCCCGGCGGAAGCCGATAGTCTGATCGGCCGCGTCGGCAAAGCGCAGCCAGACGGGCATTTCCTCAAGGTTGGTCGCGAAGGAAACCCGGCGTGCCCGCTCGGCGTCGTCGGACCATTTGAAATCGGCCGTCACCCAGGGAAAGGCCATGTCGACCCATTTCTGGCTTTCGATTTCCGGGATCCAGATGCCGAGCGCGGTCAACTCCGCTTCGTTCAAAGTGGTATCGAAGGCGTAGGAACGGCCGAAGGACCATTTGGGCGTTAGTTGGCCAACGCGGACACCGCTGTTGTCGGATAGCATCGAACCGCTGAGACGCGTGCGGGAGCCTTCGGCGGTCGGGATGTCGTAGCCATGAACGGCGCGGCGGAACGTGGAGCGCACCGGAATGCTGAGGTCGACGATACCGGCGATCCGGTCCAGGTCGCCGCGCTCGTCGCGCACCCGGTCCAGATCGATCTGGAAATCTGCCCAGGCAACGCGCCGTGAGGGCGGGTCGACCAGAGCGCCGGCATAACCGACCATGGAAAGGCCTCTGGCGACCGCGCCGTGCGTTCCGCGCACCCTTGCCCAGGGCAGGCCAAGCGCGAGGATCTCGGCATAGGTGTCGAGAAAGGGCAGGAGGACTTCCAGACCGTATTCATGAACAAGATACGGCCGCAGATCCGCCGGCTGCGACGTGTGCTTCCAGCCGGTGATCGCTTCGACACCTGGAACGAGGTCCGCCATGAAATCGACCGCGGCCGCCAAGGCGCTTTGCTTCGGGCTCTCATTGCCGGGAAGAAGTGCCGCGCTCACCGGTCCCGGCCTCCGTCGATTACGGTGACCGTGCCAATCGCGATGGCCTCATATTTCTCGGCGACCACGTCGGCCGCCGGCGCGTGGATCTCGACATTGGAAACGCCGGTGCGCATCGCGGTCTTGGTCAGCCAGGCGCGTGTTAGATCGAGATCCAGGAGAGGGTCGAGGCTGTCCCGCGCGTCGATCAGGTAGCTGGACATCTCTGAGAGCAGTGTCGCGGGCGCATCGGGTTCAAGAGTAACCGTCAGTTCCACATCGACGGTCTGGCGTACCGCAGACATGACCTCCAGGCGGTCGGACACCAGAAGCGCGTCCGGAACTTCCAGGGCAGCCTGGACAACAGCGAGCAGCTCTGCGTCCGCGTTGCCTCCAATATCGGTTGAAAGGACTGCGATCCTGACCGTTGGATCTCGCTTTTCTTTCCAGCTTTTGACATCGCGGACCCGGAGATCGGCGGCCATGGCGATGCTTTTAAAACGCGCCTCGGTTCCACCGACCGACCCGCCTATGGTCGCAAGCTGGATCCGTTTGCGGAGCCGGACGTCGTCTTCGCCGACCAGACGCGCGACGCCGTAGAACGCAGCCAGATGGTCCAGATCCGCGCCGGTGGAATAGGCGAGGATCTGATTGCGCGCGGCTTCGTTGGCGAAGGAAACGAACAACACGGCTAACCAGGAGCTCGTTTCCAGCTGGATCATGACCGGGTCGCTGGAAAGATCCGCGTCCCAGGTCACGCCGGCGGCTGTTGCCTGTGTCTTGTAGCGGGCCACGAAATTCGCGAGCCATTCGTCATAGTCGATCGACTTGATGACTTCCGGATCCGGCAATGCGTTCAGGTCGATCATGCCGCCTCCCGGTAAAGCGCAAGCGGCGCGGTGGTCGCGGCCTCGACCGGCTCGCTGTCGTCATAGTTCCCGAACCGGCCTTCCGGGTAATAGGTGCCGGCATGGCAGATCGGAA